TATAAGCAAAGCTTGTGCTCTTGCTTACGTTTTTTATAAGTTTATTTATTTGTGGATTTATCGAGCTCTGTTCTGAGCTTCGTCTTTGTGCTGAGCTTGTGTATAGCTTAGCTTGTGTGGCTACGCCAATTCTATTGTTAGATCCAGACATCCGTCAAGCCCCCTTATATCAAATTTGTGTCTGCCATTGCTCTAAACCAAGCTTCTTGGATGGCATCTAAATCACCGTCATAATATTTAGCCCAATGAATCTCATTGATCATGTTCTGAACAAACACGCAAAACGCGCCCAACTGAGCGTTGGTGACCGCAGACGTAACACCAGTTTTATTGCAAGTGATGTGAACTTCATGCTCTAAGCCCTTAAACCTCTCTGCATAGCCTTCCATTGGGTTGTCCCCGGCTAGGTAAAAAGGCATGGCGTGCTCGCGTACAAGTGCCTGGTCAAGCATGAATAACTCTTTCTGCCAGTCGTCCACATCGCTAGGAAATATTATCTGCCCCTCGATGGCTAACCTCTGTCTTATGTTCCAAAGCTGATTGAACTGCTTGGATTTATCTTTAATCCGCAAAGCCGCCTTTATTTGTTCTGTGAATTTCATTGTCTACATTCCTCCCTCTATTTATTTTAATACACTTCGCTGGCTCGTCGCAAATAAACGTGCCATCCCCCAAGATGACCCAGCTAAAATCCCTATGACGGTGCAACTTGTTGCAGATAGCGCACCTGCTTGAGCCCTGGCTGACACCGCTCCAAGGGTTGCTGCTCTTCTTTCTCAACGCCCATCTCCATTATCTGCTTTGCCATCTGTGCAAGCACATAGGGCTCGCTCAGTAAGCCGCGCTGCTTTAATCGCTCCGGCGTGTCTATCCATACAAGGTCGAGGCTGAGAGCCTTCACAGAGCCCGGATATTGCCGCTCGATGTCCCAGGCCTCTGCAATGAGGAAGATACCCATGCCGTCCAATATCAGCCGGGCATACTCATCACGAGCTATCTGCATGGCTTGCTGCTCTGTCATAGCCAGCCCACCGTTGTTGGACCGTTGTAGTCGTTGTCCCAAACAAACCAAGCAAACGCCATAGCTCCGCTGCCAGATGGCTCTATGCCTGCTTTCCACATCGTTACCCGCTTTGTGAAAACCAAAACTCTGGCTGGTGGGCATTTGTCGAATAGTTTTCTGCGCTCAACGCCCTCTAAAAAGGCCAACCGCATAATCATAGCAGTTTTGTTTCTGCTTAAATCCAATGCGTGACGCACATATTTGACAGCGTTTGTGTAAGGCGGGTTTGAAATTATATTGTCAAACTGCTCTGTCTCATCAAAAAAATTCTGTTCTTCAGTGAGTTGGTCAAACCCCCTGTCGATTAAATCTTTGGCGACATAACCATAATTATTACGCTGTAAAACCCTGCAAATATGACCCTGTCCACAAAAGGGCTCTAGGATAGACCCTGTGAATTTTTCATAATCCAATAATTTTTGGGTTGCCCAATCAGGGGTCGCATAAAAATCATGCGGGTCTCTAGTGTTGTTTTTGTTGTAACCGACTAAACTGAAAAGGGTTTGTGTATCAGTCATCCTGCTCATGCTGTCCACCCTTTGCCGGCGCAGACATGGCAGCTTGTCCATTGCACACAGCCCTCACCGTCAGGCTCTCGCACCATGCCTTCGCGGCACTCGCCAAGGCTGTGCTTGTATGTGCACTCCTTAACAGCAATGCCGAGACCGCAAGTCTTGCAAACAACAATACCGCCCTTACGGTCAGGCAGCATCGTGTCGCACTTCGGGCATCTGCCGAAACTCAGCCGGGTATGCCATGTGCCATCGCCCTCTTGAATCATGGCTTGGCCTTCAGATTCTTGATGAACTGCTCGAGGATCTCATAGACCTGCTCTACCGAGCGAGCCAAACCCCAGTGACAGCCTGCAAGAATGAGGCGCTGGCGCATCTCTTCCTGATTTGCATTGAGGCGCCCACCGCCGGGCCTTTTCAGCTCTATGAATATAGCGGTGGTCATGCCATGCACGGCCTGGTCACTCGGTACGAATATTTCTAGGTCGGGCCAACCATACTTTGTGCCCATCTTGACCAGCTTTACTTTGAAGCTAACGTGCCGGCGCCCCTCATTCGGGCTGTGATGGAATACGCAGCCGGTCGGCAAAGCCACTTTTAAGAACTGCACAACCTGTTTTTGGAGTTCATCTTCAGTCATGTCGGATGTAAAAATCATTCGGCATGACTTCCCCGGCACTCAGCAAAACAATGCGGTCCATATAAAATTCGTTTGGAATGAGCCGGTCTTTATGGTCGTGCGGCAAGCACCAACGCCGAGCCACAGTTGCATGGCTAGCGCCAACCTGACGCGCTAATTCGCTATAAGACCAGCCTCGATTTTTTCTAAAAGTATCAAGTATCATGCTTATTTTAATAACATGTCTTGACGTGATGCGTCTAGTACCTTAACTAATTAAAATGGGTTTAACTGTTTCGGACAAGGTGATATACTATGAATATGCCAAATAATTTAGACGAATCCATCAAGAGGTCTGGTAAATCAAAGAGAGACGTTGCGCGCATGGCAGACGTAACGCCAGAGACGTTGTCTAGACACATTCATGGTAAGATAAAGCTTACTATGGAAATGGCAGAGCTATATTCAAAAGTCTTGGATTGTGTGCCCTACGATATTTTGTTCGCCGCTCGTCCAATCCCGATTATCGGGCACTGTCATCTGAACGCAGACAACACTATCTCAAGAGAGATTGCTGTTAAAAAACGCTTGGGCAAGGTGTATATGCATAATTATCAACAGCAGGACACGGCTGCAATCGTTTGGTCGGCTGATGATGACTATCAGGGGCCGCACGGTATGTTCAGAAATTGTGTAGAATTTGTACAGCACTCACCTGTTAAAAATAACGTAGTGAGCAAAGACTGCTTTCAGCACGATTCATATGTTTGCTTCGATGGCCCGCAGGAAGGCATTTCAGACTTAGAATCAAACGACCGGCTGTTCTGTGGCTTTGTATACCCACAGCCCAGAGGCCTTTACAGCATACACAATCCATACTTGGATCGCCTCATAGAAAACGTAAAATTACTTTGGGCAACGCCCTCGCTCGCGGTATCGCTTCGGCCTGATTTACGCGACATAAAAATAATTTACGATAAGTAGGCTTGACGTATTTCGTCATGTGATGATACGTTATTTCCCATAATGACATGGGAGATAATGAAATGTTACATGACGCACCTGATTGGGCCAGCAGGCACCATTACTGGCATCACTCGAATCCACGCTCGAAAGACAGAGCAAAAGCTCTTTATGATAAAGCTCATGTTCGCCCACAGGTAAACGAAGCTTTTGAAACCCTCAAAAACCCCGCATCGACAGACGCCGAAAGGCTCCTGGCTAAGGATGTGCTGTTTCGCTTGTCCACTAACCGCTCAGCAAACATGGAAGGCGGTAATGCGACACAGACAGCTTGTGACCTTTACTTAGTCAAAGACGGCGCCTCAGACACGCTAGACCTAGCAAAAGCCACGCTAGCCGGCGTTGAGCAGATGCAGTCCTACCGCCCAGCGAATGACCTAGACCAAACCAAAAAAGATAAATACCTAGAAGAGCTGCCCGTTGTCATAGAGCACGCCATTAAAGGCTTGCTCGAGGCTATGGCGCGCGAAAATCTTATCCTGGGTGAGAAGCAGCTGCTCGGGCGTTTGCCGGGCACAGCTGTGCCGCATATGACGCTGCCTGATTATGCCAACCGGGGCGACCTCAAGACGAAATGGTCACGCCCAAGCACCCGCGCGAAGTCAGGTTGGCAAGCCGGCAATCTGCCAAGCTCGCTCACCGGCATGTTTGATATGAATAATGTCTATCAGGTCGCCGGTTTCTGGGCTTTGAACGGACACCAGCCGCCCTTCTTGGTCTATGCAAATGCGAGTGATTACCGTGTCTTTACGCCCGATAACACGCCAGAGCTACGCGATGATTATCTGCAAGATGTTGTGAATGACATCACGCTTTTTCACAAAACTACAGAAAACATTCTGAGAGCTGCAAGCAATAAAGAAGAGCTGTTCAGCCTAGTGTCTCCTGACTTTTCCAAATTTTGTTGGAATGAGCCAGAAGCATACCTCACCGAAGCAAAAAAAATATGGAGTGTGTCATGAGCTTCAAGGAGTGGGTCGCAGAGATCCTTACAACAATCGTTTTTTTCGGACTGATGGCCTTCACATATGTGCTGCTTGTTGTCAGCTTCCCTGACCCTTTATTATGGAGCGCTTCATGATGCAGCAGGATTTATTAGATTGGCCGGGCAACCCAGGCCCGAATGTTCATAAAAACGCCAAGGACACTGAGCGGCTGGCCGCTGAGTTCATCGCACCCCGAGTCACTGGACTGAGGCTCAAAGCCCTGCAAAGCCTCGCCTCAGCCCAGCCCGGCCTAACTGGTAGTCAGGTTGCTGACAAGATGGATGCTTGGCTCTACAGCGTCAAGCCTCGGCTGACAGAGCTACAAAATATGGGGCTCGCGCAAGATAGCGGAGCGCGCGCAAAGAACGCCCGGGGCAGGCAAGAAGTTGTCTGGGAAATAACGCCAGCTGGCATTGAATTTTTGGAGA